CGAGGGAGCAGATGGTGCTAACAATATGCAAGCAGCTATTGACAAAGTAACAGTCGCAGAAGTCGCAGCCGAAAAGATGAACAACTTAAAAGGGGCGGTTGAGATTCTTCGGGGATCTTTTGAGACTTTTCAAAAAACACTCGGAACGGCTGTATTACCAGTTTTGACTACTTTTGTCCAATGGCTTGATAAATTAGTTGATAGAATCAATAATTCACAAGGTTTTCAAAAATTCCTCGACGCTTTAAATTCTTTGAATCCAGCTCTTAATCAACTTTTGAACGGTACAAAAATGACCGACGAACAAGCGAATAAATTCGAAAGTACGATGATCCGATTAAAACCAGCCGTGACGGGACTTGTGGGCGCGTTTGCGTTTGGTCCAGCGGTTCGCGGGCTAACTTCGCTTACTGGTGTTATGGGCACAGTTGCAAGTAAGACGATGGCCCTCGGGGGGGTCGCGTCCAGTGCATTTAGCACAGCCGGAGGCTTCATTTCTAGCTTTGCTGGTAAAGTCGCAGGTATTCCGGGCGTACTCGGTGGAGCTGCTTCACAAGGTTTATCAGTCCTTAGCATGATGACAAGCGGGATCGCGTCCGTGATGGGAATTGCCCTCGCGTCAATCGGTCCAGCTGCTATTCTGGGGCTTGTCCTCGCTGGCCTTGGTCTTATCAATCAACAATTCGGGCAACAGATCGATCAGTTGATTACCTTGGTAACAACTAAAGGCCCGCAGATTATTCAAAATCTTGTAACTGGAATCACTAGCCAATTACCGAGCTTGATCGCTTCGGGTGCGGATCTAGTTGCCAAACTGGCGCAAGGATTCGCGACAATGTTCCCGGTTATCGTCGACGCTGGGATCCAGCTTATCGCAAGCCTTGTCCAAGGCGTGGGCCAAAATGCAAGCTCGCTTATTTCATCGGCGATAACGGTTATCGGTTCATTTGTCGATACATTGCTTCAAGCCTTGCCTCGATTGTTGTCGATCGGTATGGAATTGCTTGTAAATATCACAAACGGGATTTTACAAAACCTTCCACAATTAATGACAACAGCGCAACAAATTGTAACTAACTTTATTACAAGTATGCAAGCGAACTTCCCGCAAATCCTCGAACAAGGGATTCAAGTTTTGATGAACTTGGTAAATGGTATCGTTCAGGCCTTGCCAACGATCATTGAAATTGCGACACAAGTCATTGTCGGATTCATGCAAACAATCCTTTCAAACCTACCAACGATTTTACAAGGTGGGATCCAATTGATCGTTACACTCGTTCAAGGGATCATTAGTTCGTTACCACAGATCGCACAAAGTGCGGTACAGATTATCGGACAGATGATTCGTGGATTCGCACAGGCCTTACCACAGCTTATCATGGCTGGGATTCAATTAGTTGTTCAGCTTGCAATGGCTATTGTCAAGGGCTTACCGAATATCGTTTCGGCTGCTTGGGAGATCATTAAGGGCTTCGGTGGAGCATTATTAGAATTCATTCCGAACGCGCTGAAAGGCGTCGCGGACGCTATCGGGAATTTCTTCGGTGGTATCTGGGACTGGATCACTGGCAAGTCAGACGAAGGTGGAGAGAAAACCAAGGCTTCGATCGACGGAACAGCGGAGCATATCAAGAGCAAGAGTTCGGAAACGACGACACAGTTAAGTACCGACGCGACAACAGCAAGTGCGAATGTAACAGGCGCGTACAGTCAAATGAGCATGAACGCGGTTACATCAACGTCTAACATGAGTACCGGCGTTACAACGAATATGTCTCAAATGGCTACCAATGCAATGGATAGTACAACTCAATTGCAACAAACCGCCTCGACGAATTTCGGCCAGTTGAATACTGACGGAACAATGAATATGCAACAGCTTGCTGCAAATGCGGACGCGTCATTTAACCAGATGAACGCAAACGCACTCGCTCAAACTGGACAGATGAATACAGGCGTAACGAGCAACATCGGCCAGTTAAACGCGAACGCAAGTAACGAGTTGAATCAGTTGATGAACAACGCGAACGCGAGCACGACGGGAGTTAACACAGCTGCAACCACTAACGCGCAACAGGCAAGCGCGAACGTTGTAAGCAACTTCCAACAAATGCAAACGGGAGCAACGAGCGCTACAAATGCTATGGCAATTAGTGCTCAGACAGATTTTGATAAGATGGCCCAACAAGCTGAGCAATCAAGCTCTAAAATGTCACATTCTATCACGACGAATTATCAAAATATGCAAAAGATTGTCACGCAAGAAATGAACGCGACAGCCCAAGCGGTTCAAGCTGACCTCAATAAGATCTCACAAGTGAGCTCTTCGGCTGGTAAGCAACTAGAAAGTGCGTTTAAGTCAACGTTCCAAAGCGTGACAAACAGCGCTAAAAGTGGTATGCACGCGTTCACTAGCACCATGCAATCAAGCATGACGCAAGCGGTATCGCTTGCCGGTTCGGCTTGCAATCAGATTTCGGCTTCGTTTGGCTTGCTTCCAGCATTGCTTCAAATGGTCGGTTTTAACGCTGGCATGGGTCTATATAACGGACTCGCTTCGATGGCTGGTTCGCTTTATGCGCTTGCTTACAGTATTGCTTCTAGCATTGCTGCGATCATGCGTTCGGCCTTGGATATCCACTCGCCGTCACGGGTTATGAAAAAAATCGGTGGATTTACGGGCGAAGGTATGTATCTCGGCATGAAAGACTGGGTATCGAATATAAACGATATGGCTCGGCAGTATGCGCAAGCGATTACGGATCAAGATTATCAGACTAACAGCGTATTGACCACAAGCGCGAGCGTGACAAGCTCGGGCGTTCGTTCATCTCTCGAAGATTTGAGCGACGAAGTGAAGAATTCACAGCTTGCGGATCAAAAATTCGAGGTACACAATGAGATCGTCGGTGATAAGATTTACACCACGGTTAAAGAAAAGGACGCCCGAAAAAAGGCGTTAGATGAATATTTCGCGTAAGGGGTGAAACATGGATTTATTGATAGAAAAAGATGGCCAAAGTCGGAAATTATCTGAATTAGGCCTGTATAATATCACGGTCGATGATTCGTCCCCGACCGCGGATATTTCAACGCGTACCGTCAAGGGGCGCAATGGTCGGATCTTTGATGGTTTGACTTATACCAAAAAAACAATCGAGGTAAAAGCTAGGCTTTCCGTCCCAACGATGGAAGCCTTTTTTGATAAAAAGGACGAGCTAACTCGCTATATTTTGGGCGAGGATAGTTTTTACATTACCAAAATGTACCCGCAACGAAACGAGTTATATGAGTTCGAGACAGCGGGACAAACAACAGGAGAACTTGAGATCGCAAATATTCCGCATACAGCGTGGCGGTATCGCTATAAAGTGGTGGGGAATGATCGGATCGATTATGATTTCATCGGCAAGTCGTCCGTGGGACTGAAATATAATATTTCATTTTCATTTGTCACAGCAGAGTTACCTTTTGGCGAAACAGTACCGCGGGATCTTGTGCTTACAACGAACAGTTTTCCATATAACGGAACGGCTCCATTAAGTCAATTAGAGGTACCGTTTGTCGTTGAATTGACCGCAAACGCTGATAATACTGATTTTTTCCTTGAGATCGACGGCCGTCGGTTCACTTATCAACACACGGAAACGCCTTTGAGGGCCGGGCAAAAGCTCCTTCTAAAAGGGATCGAAACGGCGATCTATCAAGGTCCAACGACGCAAGACTTAAACGTCAACAATCGGACAAATTACGAGTATTTCGTTATTAGGCCAAAACCTAACCGTTCTGTAAATTGGTTTACTAATTTTAAAGGGACTGTTAAGATCCTCGGGTTTAAGGAATTATACAAGTAGGAAGGAGGGAAAATGCTTACTTTTTATGATGAAAAGGGCAACGGTTACGGTGCGCAAGTCGAATTTACAACAAAAAACGCGGTAAATGGCGAGCGTTCCGTGTCCGGAACCATCCTTACAAACGAAAAAGTATTGTCAAGGATTGATCGGGGCTGGTCTTTTGAGTGGGACGGCGAAATGTATAAGATTATTTACGCAAAGCCAAAAGATGAAGGCCGGAGCTTATCTGTATCATTTGACGCGGTCCACCAGTTTTTCTACGATTTCGATCACTCAAACTGTTACAAAGAATTTAACGGCTCGAATCGCTTTGAAGTCTATATTGAGGAGATCTTCAAAGATAGCGGCTATCGTTATGTTATCGAGGCGCAAGTTGGGGCAATTCGGAAAGAGAATTTCGGTAACGCGAGCCGGCTCAAAATGTTTAAAGATATCATTAAGGCAGCAGGCCTCGAGTTTTCGGTGACTGGTAAGGTCGTTCGAATTTTGAAAAAGGTAGGAACGGATCTTTCGACAGTCGTCCGAAAAAATTTCAACATGAACGAGTTGACACTCGAAAAAAATATTGGGGCCTTCATTACTTACAAAAAGGGTCTCGGAGCTTGGAAAGACGAAAACAACCACGGCGCAGGCCGATACACGTCCGAATATGAGAGTCCACTCGCTCGGATCTATGGCCGTATCGAGGGCGAACCCGTAACCGATGAACGTTATAAAGAGACTGGTAAGCTCTTAGAGCGACTAAAAAAAGAAGTTGACGAATCGTACTCGATCTCGGTCCAACTTGAAATGGAAGATCTGACACGCGCCGGTTACAAGTATAAACAGCCTCGAGCCGGCGACTATATCATGGCTATTAATGAGACAATCGGATTCCGTGAAAAGATTCGTATTGTATCTTATGAAAGTAGCTATGATGTGACAGGCCGATTAATTAAGCATAAAGTAACTTGTAATGATATTGGGACCGTCCAGAAAGCGATCACGTCTGAAGGCTCGATCATGCGAAGCGTTTCTGAATCGAGAGAGTACGCTGAAGGAGCTCTCGAGGTGGCCACACGGGCGCTTGTTTCCGCAAACGGTAAGAATACCAATTATTATGGCGCTAAAAAGCCAGAGGATAACCCACGAGGAACGCTTCACGAAGGTGATCTCTTGTACTTGACCGTGGGCGAAGAGACGGAGCTCTATTATTGGAGCGGGACGGAATGGCTCCCGAAAATCCTCAAAGTTGACACGGCCAAAATTGAAAAAATAGTCAATAACGCCCAAGCCTCAACAACCCAAGCAATCGCGCAAGCCGACGCAAAGGCAGAAGAAGCCCTCAAGAAAGCCGGGACGTTACCA